GTCGTCTTCTTCGTCGGTGCCGCCCGTGGCCGCTACCGCGTTTGTGACCTCTTCGATGCCCGTGGTCGATTCCACTTCCATGATGATGCAGTTCGCCGGGACGTTTCCGACGGTGCCCGCCTCCGAGCAGACCACCGGCACCTGCGCCGCGCCGCTGGCGGGGATTTCTACTTCCTCCGTGCTGGTGAATTCGATATTCTCGGAGATCAGCGTCGCCGACGTCGAAAAGGCTTTCCCGGCGGGAATGACCGTTCCCTCCGTGCCTGTGACTGTCAGCGTCGTCTCTGCTGCTGTCGCGGCTCGCCTTGTCAAGCCGACATCCGCCGCCAGCATGTCGAGTTGTTCACCGCTGCTCCACTCCGGGAAAAACAGCTTGACGGCTTCGTTCAGCCGCACCATGAAATCCGCCTTTTCGATGGCCGCTGGCATGGTGAAGTCGTAGACGAATCCGCCTTCCATCTTGTCGATGTTGTCCGGGATGATTTCCAACATCCGGGCGTGGATTTCATCTTCGTCCATGTCGTCCAATATCTCCGGGGGCTCGTAGGTGCTGATGTCTTCCATTTCCATTCTGCTGCGCCTCCTTCCTTACGTCACTACGCTCATGTTGACATCGAAAGCCTCCCAGTTTTTGGGCTCGATGACAAAGGTAATGAAGAGCTCGCTTCCGTCCCAGTTGAATTCAAAATCGTGTACGCGCTCCGTTGCCGGGTCCTCCATCAGTGCCTCCGTGATGGTGCGCTCCATCGCGGACTGTACAGCCTCGCGGGTGGGCTCTTCCTGCGCTCCATCGAAGTCGATACCAAATCCTTCATACGCGCCACAGGCTCCGAGCTGCGTGTTTAACGCCTTTAAACACCACAGCATGTAGTTGTCCCTGCCGTCCACAAAAACAACGCGATTCTGCCCGTCAAGGACAAAATCGCCGATTTCATAATCGAATAGGGGCCCTGCTTTCATTTCCTCCGTCTCTTCCTGCTCGCTTTCGTCGAGCTCTGGGATGTCGAGCCCCTTTGAGGACGAGGTAATCGTCCTTTGGGACGGCAACCGTGACCGTGTTCGTGAGCAGGGAGCCGTTCTTCTGAATCTCTCCGAAGTCCAGCACCAGGTCTGTCGGCACCTGCCCCTTTGCGAGGGCTCGCATGACGCCCGCAAATCTGCTCAGGCCGGGGGAGTTGTTGCCCTTGCTCAATACGGTTCCACCTCCATCTGCATCGTCGCCGCCGTCGCGTTGTGGCTTATGCCCTTGATGTAGAAGTACCCCTTCATCGTGTCCGCTTTCACGTGTATCAGGTCGCCCTTGCGCATGAAAGGCATATCCGGGGTCGTCAGGGTGATCGTCCGCTTGGGAGAGCCCTTTTCGTCGATCAGTTCGTTGGCCTCGCTCTTCGCGTCTTTCAGGCTGGAGCTGCCAATCGACTGCACTGTTTGCAGGATGCCGTACTCCACCTTGCCGTCCACGGTGGCCTCGACCTTCGGCCTGCCCTGCTTATCGTCTTTGCCAACCAGCACGACGCGGGTGACGAGTTCGGTCATGCTGTATTTGTCCGATATGTCCAACAGGTTCTTTTCTACCGTGAAGTTCCAAACATCCGCGTTGCTGCCCTGCTTCACGATGTAGCACTTGCCCTTTTCAGCTCGGACGACGCACTTCACGCCCTTCTTTTTCTTCGCCGTGTCCAGCGTCTCCGTCAGCATGGCGCTGATGCTCTTGTTTTTGTACAGGGTCTTTTCGTGCGTATAGGCTGGGCCGCTGTACCCTCCGAATGCCCCTGAATAATTCCTTCCGGCTGCTTCTTCCTTCCCACTTCGCATACAGGTACATGATGGTGCAAAGTTTGAGCTGCTTCGACAGCCTGCTGCCCTCGAATTCAATGTCGCGTAGCGTGAGGTTGAGGCGCATGGCGAGCTCGCTTTCGTTCTCTTCCCATGCGATGTTCTCCGCCACATTTTCGAGGTGCAGCAGCCTGCCGTCCGAGAGGATGGCTGTGACATAGTACCTGACCGTCGTCGGGTCGAAGGTTTTCGTAGTTGCCATGCTGTACCTCCCTGTCGATGCTCTACTTCTTCGTGAGTGCCTTGTAGATGGAATAGCCTACCGCCGCGACGCCAACCACCGTTTTCACTACCGTCTTGACGCTGGTATTTGTCAGGCCTGTCTTTGGCAGGGTACCGGTATACGGTTTCTTCGGGGTTTTTGTGCTGCCGCCGCCCTTACTCTTTGTGCTCTTGCGCTTCGTGCTGTGGGATTCCTTCGTACTGGCCTTGCCGGAGGTTATCTTGACGTAGGTGGCACATATCCACCATTCGTCTTCCTTCTTCGTGCCTCCGCCGGATGTTACTCCCTTCTTGAGGGATGAATCGGGGTCGGAGCCGGATTCCTTGATCTTGTACCAGTTTCCGCTCGTAGCATAGATCGTGACCTCTGCGTTCTTTTTCAGCGTTCCGAGCTTTTTGTAGCTCTTGCCGGGGCCTTTCCTGAATGTGACCTTGCTGCCCGTGACCTTGCCCTTCTTCGTGTTCTTACTGGAGCTGCTCGACGTCTTTGGTGCCGGGGCCGGGGAGGTTGTGACGGTGATGTCCGGGTACTTCGTCAGCGTGATCGAGTAGCGGCAGTTTCCTGCGCCAAAGTATTTCTTGTTGAACACATCAACAAACACGTCGACGTTGATTAAGTCTCCGATGACGAGCGTGAGTTTGGTGCCGTTCTTTTTCCACTTTTCAAGCTGCGAAACGAGCTTTTTGGGCTCTTTCCAGTCTTCCTTTACCCCGCTGTTCACAAAAGAGTAGCCCCTCATGCCCTTCCCGGGGAAAAGGCTGTCCCAAGACCACCCCGTGGCTTTTTCGCCACGGGGTATCTTGTTTTCGCCTGTCTTGATGATGTTGATCGGGACGGTGTTTGCTCCCGAGGTTTCGTTGACCTCGTTCGGAATGATCGGGAATACGAGTTGTTTGTCGCCCGTCTTTTCTTTCAGGTAAAAGTCGATTCCTGTCAATTCCATGATGCTTCCTCCTTCCCTCACATGTTGGTGATGATGTCTTCGAGCTGATCGGCCATCGCCGCTCCAAGCAGCTCCGCCAGCTCGTTTTGATGGGCCCGTATGGCATCGAGAATCGCGTCCGGGTCTCCGCCTGTACCTTCGATCTTGTACTCCGGGTTCACGTCCACATTGACTTGCACAATGCTTCCGCCCGTGCCTCCGTTGCCCGTCGGCTTGTAGTCGCCGCTGCCGTTGCCGTCGTCGCTCCAAGAATCCTCCGGGAGCGAGTTAATGAGGCCGGAGTAGGGGGCCATGATGCCGCCCTCGGCAAACTCGTTCACGCCCAGCGCTTCGCCTGCCTGCAGCCACAGGTCGAGGCCACGGCTGCGCCGCTTCGCGCCCAGCGGGATGATGGCCTCCGGGCCATCCTCAGCGACCCACGAGAGGAAAGCTCCGTCGTAGATGCCGCCCTCCGCCAGCGTCGCAATCTGTGCGCCTTTGGGGACAGAGCCGTTTTTCTTGATGTTGATGGTGAACGTGGCCGTCATTCCGTCGAGGTTCTTCACCTCGGATTCCAAGCCGGAGACCTGGCTCTTCGCGCCGCTGGCCGCCGTGCCTACTCCCGAAACGGACGAGGCCGTGGAATCCGCCGTTGCTGCGTTCAGGGTGTCCATCGCGGTCTTGACCGTGTCCACCTTCGCGCGAGCGTCGTCTGCGTTGCCTCCCAGCGTTTCGAGGGAGGAAGCAGCGGTGTCGAAATTGAGGTTCTGAATGGTCTCCGTGTCAATGCCCTCGATGGCTTCCATCGCCGTGTTCAGCGCTTCGCCCATGTCGGTCACAGAACTCAGGTCAACGTCCGTCCCAAGCGACGTGAGGACGCTCTGCAGGGCCTCGATGCTGGCCGTGTCAAGGGATTCCAGCGGTTCGAGGTTCAGGTCTGCCAGCTCGGAGTTCAGGCGCTCCAAGTCGCCCGTGTTCCACGCTTCCTTGCCTGCGTCGCCCAGCTTTTGATAGGTATTGGACATCTCCATGAGCTGCTTTTGTATTCCGGCCACCACGTCCACGTTGGCCTGCGCCTCCGCGCTCTGTACGGCCTGCTGCGTGATGGCTTCCGTGCTGGTTTTCTCCGCGTCGGTGATGTAGTCCGTGCTGGCGTTCAGCTCGGCAAGGCCCATGATGGCGTTCTCGAACATCTGCTTGCCTGCGTCGTCGAGCGTGGCGTACTGGGCTGCCATCTCTTCGAGGCTGTTGCCCGCATAGCGGACATCCTGCCCGAATGCGTCGGCTTCGACCAAGCCCTTTTTGCCCTGATACAGGTCAACGAGGGCCTGATTCTGCTGTTCGTAGTTGGCCTGAGACTTTTCGAGCTTCGGCGTTTCGTCGGATATGTAGTTTTCGAGGTCCGCGATTGCTCCGGCGAATCCTCCGAGCTCTTCAAAATCCCATGCCGTAGGTGCTTCGGTGCCCGTCATGTTGTACCCTTCGCTCGTTTCGAGCTTCGGGGCGATGTCGGTGTTCCACTTCTCTGCCATCGCGTCGATTGCAGGCTCGTAGGTCTCGGTCTGCCATTTGGTGTAATCCTCGTAGGACATATCGCCGTGCTTCATGGCTTCGACGTTCATGCGCCGTTCCGCCTGTAGCGCGTCTGATTCGCGCTGCATGGTTTTCAGGCTGTTCATGGCAGCCGTGGCGTTTTCGATGTCCGTTGCTTTCGCCTCGTACTCGCTGCGATACTGATCGCGCTTTTCGATAGCGTCCGGGGCCTTGTACTCTGCCGTCTGAATGGCCTCTGCGAGCTCTTGCCTGCTGGCCGCCGCGTCTGCGAGGACGTAGGCTTCGACATCCTCTTGTGTGACGGCTCCGCTCTCCAAGTCTTCCTGAGAGAAAGCGCCGCCCGTCAGCTCGCTGATGTTCCCGTACAGGTCTTTCAACTGCTGATTGTACTGTTCGAGGTCTTCCTTCGTGAGGCTGCCTGCGGACAGGCCAAAGTTCAGCAGCACGTTCATGTCTCCGAAGTCCTGAAAAATCCGCGCCAGCTCGTTCATGTCATCTTCGGACAGGTCGCTGTTCTCGGAAATCTGCAACAGGATGTTGGCCGCTTCGTCTTTCAGGGTCTCCACTTTGGTTTTCAGGTCATTGAGCTGTGTTTCGTCGAGCTTGCTTCCGTCGATCAGCAGGCTGATCTTTGCCTCTTCGCTTGTGAGGGACGTGTACTCGGACACGAGGTTTTCCCACTCCGTCGGAGACATGCTTCCCTCGCCCTCAGCCATCTTTACTTCGATTTCTGCTTTCCTGTCCTTGATCTTCTTCAACTGCGTGGAGTAAGCTGCGATCTCCGTCGGTGTCTTGCCTGCGCCCTCGATCTTCACCTCCGCCTCCGCCTTCGCGGTGGCGATTTCTCCAAGCCGGGTGACGTAGCTCTGTACCTCATCGGGAGTGAGGTCGCTGTTGTTGGCGATCATCACGGTGGCCTTTTTCTGTCCCTCTTGGAACATCGCCAACTGGGCTTCGATCAGTGCGACTTCCGCCACACTGTACCCTTCCTTCTTCAACGTCGCTTCCAGCTCCACATGGTTTCCGTGTAGCGCGTCGAGCTCCGCCTGATACGTGGCGATGTCGGTAGCTGTCAGCGTTCCACTTGCCAGCGCCGCTTCCAGCTCAACTTCTTTGCCATTCAGCTTGTCGAGCTCTTTCTGATACGTTTCCACCTGCGTGGCCGTCAGTGTTCCGCTTGCCAGCGCCGCTTCGAGGTATGCCTTGCGGTCTTTTACCTTTTCCAGCTCTTGCTTGTAGGCTTCAATCTCCGCTGGGGTCAGAGTAGTATTTGCGAGCCGTGCTTCCAGCCACACGGTACGGTCTGTGATATTGTCGATCTCTTCGCGTACCTTCTTCACGGTCTCTTCGTTCTTTCCGCCCTCTTCGATCTTGACCTCGATCTCGTGGATTTGATCGAAGGTTCCGCGTACTTCCTGCGCTTTCTTCGCGGCCTTGACGTAGTTGTCTGCTGCTTCGTTCACGTCGTCGCTCAGGTGCAACAGGGCTTGCCGTTCCCGTTCCTGATGATCGTTGTACAGCTTGATTCCTACGCCAAGTGCAACCAACACCGCCAGCGCCGCCCAGCCCCAGCCGGGAATGGCCGCCAATGCGCTGCCGAGCCCGCTGAACGTGATGTCTTTGTAGCCGTGGTAAATCCCGCTTCCGAGTTTCAGGGCTCCGATTCCGAGCAGACCCGCCTTTATTCCTCCGGGGATAGCCCCTATCAAGCTACCCGCGTCAAGTCCCTTTGCAAAGGAGCCGACGTATTCCTTCGCCGCCTCCGCACCTGCCTTTGCGATGCCCGTCAGGTTCAATCCCTCGAAGTCGATTTCCTCGCCCTTCAAGGCTGCGAAAATCCCGGCCACGATGCCGTGCAGCACCTCGCCAAAGCTGGTGCCGATCTTCTTCATGATGCCGAGTACGAATTCTCTGCCGCTTCCGTTCCACCAGTTGTTAAAGGGCTCCGCGATGATCTTGTCCCACGCGATGAACAGCTTGTCTGCGAAACTCTCCGCGTTTTGCATTTCCGAGCTGTTGAATACACCAACGATGTAGTCCTTCAGCTCTTTGGCCTTGCTGATGCCCTTGTCGATCAGGTTCCCGAGCTTTTCCGTGATGTCGGGAATCTTCGCCGTAATCCACTGTACCGCGCTGCGCAGGTACGGGTCGAGCTTGTCCATCAGGCTGATCTTCATGCCGTCCACGGCGCTCTGCAGCAGTGTAACGTCGCCTGCGAGGTTGTCGAGCTGGATGTTCGCCATCTCTTCCGCCGCGCCTGCGGAGTTGTATATGGAATCGCTCAGTTTTTCGTAGGCTTCTACGCCCTGATCGAGCACAGCCAGCCACGCCGTCGATGCGTTCTTTCCGAAAAGGTCGTCGGCCATTGCGAGCTTTTCCTGATTGCCGAGCGTGCTGAAAGCGTCGCCAAGCTCTCGCATGATGGCCTTCATGTCCTTCATGTTGCCCGCGCCATCGTCGAAGGTGATGCCAAGCTTCTTCATGGCCTTCGCCGCGTCTGAGGTCGGGCTTGCCATGCGGAGCAGGGCCGTGCGCAGTGCCGTGCCTGCGCTGCTTCCCTTTACGCCTGCGTTCGCCATCATGCCCGTGAGTGTCGCCACGTCTTCGAGCTGCATTCCGAAAGCCTTCGCCGCCGGTGCCGCGTATTTAAGTGTCTCACCCATGTTGGCGACGGTGGTGTTCGTGCTGGTAGCTGTCCGGGCGAACACATCCGCAGCGCGGGTCGCTTCGTTCGCGCTCATTCCCATCGCCGTCATCACGTCGGAAACGATGTCGGACGCGGTGCCGAGATCTGTCGCGCCTGCCGCTGCGAGCTGCAGCAGACCGGGCATGGCGTCGATGATCTCGTTCGTCTCCCATCCGGCCATAGCGAGGTACTGCATCCCTTCGCTGGCCTCTGCTGCCGTGAATTTCGTCGTCGCGCCCAGCTCTTTCGCGGTCTCCGTCAGCTTCACGAATTCCGCGTCCGTCGCGCCGGACAGCGCCTTGACATTGCTCATGCCCGCCGTGAACTCGCTGAACGTCTGATAAAACGACGATGCCCCCAGTCCGATGCCCGCTATCGAAAGCGTCATCATGATTGGGGACATAATCATGTTTTTCAGTGCCCGGAAAGGTGCTGTCACGAGGTCCTTCAACTTCACCGCGACGTGCCACGCTTTCCGGGTCAGGTTCTTTACTCCGTTGGAAATCTTCTGCAACACGGGAGAGGCCTTGTCCAGCGCCTGCATCACGAGCTGCAGCTTTTCCCGGAATGCCTCTCTCAGGCTCCGATTGCTCTTTTCGACGCGCTGCGTGAATTGATCTACCTGTCCTGCCGCCTGATTAAAAGCCGAGCCGGATTGCTGTCCGGCCTGCTGCGCCGCGTCGCCCGATTCCTCAAAGGCATCCGATACTTCGCTGACGGAATCTTCAAGCTGCTGTTCGGCCTGCTCCGCCTGCTGCGCCGCTGCCTGCTGTTCGCTTCCGGCCTGCTGTGCTGCGCTTCCGCTCTCTTCAAGGCTCTGTGCGGTCTGTTCCGCCGCCGTTTCGACCTGCTGCATGGAGGATGCCGCTCTGCCCGCTCCGCTCGCTGCCGCGTCGAATACGCCCTGCGCCGCAGACTTATCCTTTTGCAGTGCGCTGTAAATCTTGTTCAGCAGGGATTCAAGCTGCTGCAGTTGTCCCATATCGGTGTTGTTCGTAACGTCGATTGGGATTTCTATGCGGAAGTCCGCCATGCTCCGTCACCTCTTCCTTGCCCTCTGCGCCAACAATTTGTTTTGCCTTTCGCGGGCCGCTGCTGCCTGCTGTGCTTCCTCTTCCAGTTGCACCTCCATGCTTTTCAGCAGGAAGGTGCGGATGAAGCGCGGCATACCCATCACCACGTCCGGGGTCGTTCCCGTCCTTTGGAAGATGTGGTGGAGCAGCCGCGCTTTTCCGCCAGCGAGTATCAGTTTTTTACGGTCTCTTCGTAGTCGTCGTCATCGTCGTAGCCGCTCAGGCGCTCGATGTGTTCCACGATGGCCTGCTTCTTCCCGGCGTAGGGAATCAGCTTGTCAACCATGTCCCTGCCCGTCAGCGCGCTCACGGCAGCCCACAGGCGCTTGTTGTTCCACAGCTTTTCCTTGTCGGCGTCAACCGTCGCGGTGTAGATCAGGTCGCTGTGG